TGAATATAAACCTAAAGTCAAAAAAGATAAAGAGTTTTTCATAAAATGTCCGTCTGAGGATAACATTCCAGTAGGAAGCTACCCAAATGACCTTAAATTACAAGTGGTCATAGGTCATTCTGTAAAAAATGGTCGCTGCTATGAAATCCTCAGAGATAGTTCATTTACAGAGAAATGGTTTCCTAGCTCTCCTGTTCTTGTTAGTACTTCAATTATTGCTATTACTGCGGGTGCAAGTCCTATCATCTTGAAACTGCTCACCAACCTCATCAAGACTGCTATTAAGCGTCTGTCCAAATCTAAGGATAAATCAAAGGTACAAACATAAGCAAGTAAAACTAAAAGCCCCTTATAGGCGATTCTGAATGGACTAAATTTATTTATTTAGCTCAATTTTGTGTGTATGAGGGATAACTTGGTTCATTTTAGGTTTGCTTACTATATCGGAGCAAAGATCAAAGTATTCAGATTCTGGAGAATACTCAGCACCACTGACTCTGAGTTCATGACAGTTTTTTAGTCTGGCCAATTCGTAGTTCAATCTGGCTGTCGATAATTGTT